CATTGCAGATCAGACAGAGATGGGCCGCTATCGCTTGAAGGGCCACGCCGAAGATTCTTTTTGGGATTGGATGGCGTCGTGGTGCCGCATGGCGGAAACGCCGGCAGATTTTGGTTATGACGCCAGCGCTTACAATTTGCCACCGTTGAACGTGCATCGCCATAGAGCGGCTGGCGACATTCGCGCGCCGGCTGGTCTTTTGTTTGCCGGCGATCTGAGCGCGACGACTCTACACGAAACTAAGCGCCAGACTGCCCAAGCCCGCGCTCAAGCCATTGCGGCCATCATGCCGCCTAATGATGCCTGTGTTGTGTGGTGCGATACCGATTACGAAGCCGATGCTATCCGGGCGGAAATTCCAGAGATCAAGGAAGTGCGCGGGTCGCATCCGATTGAGCGGAAGGAGGAAACGCTTGAGGCGTTTGCATCTGGGCAAGTGCAATGGCTGCTTACTAAGCCTTCCGTCGCTGGCTTTGGCATGAATTGGCAGCATTGCGCCACGATGATCTTTGCCGGGAGATCATTCAGCTATGAGGCTTGGTATCAAGCCGTGCGTCGTTGCTGGCGCTTTGGGCAGAAGCGCGCGGTGGAATGTCACCTAATCGTGGCCGAGGGCGAAGATCAAATCGGGCGCGTGATTGACCGCAAGAGCGGCGATCACAAAAAGATGAAACAGGCAATGTCAGCCGCCATGCGCCGCGCGATGGCGCAGGATGCTGGCGTGCGGGTTCCATATCAACCAATGCACAAGGGGGAGTTTGCATTATGGATTTCTTGAGTTTGGACAGCAATCGTGGCGACACATGGCAGGCAATCCATGGCGATTGCGTGGACGTGGTGCGGCAGTTGCCGGACAATTCCATCGGCTTCAGCGTGTATTCGCCGCCGTTCTCTGGCCTTTACATCTACAACGACAGCGAATCCGATATGGGTAACTGCGCCAATGATGCGGAGTTTGCCTTGCAGTATCGGTTTTTGGTCCGCGAATTGTTCCGCGTAACCAAGCCTGGCAGATTGGTGGCGGTGCATTGCAAGGACTTGGTCTATTATCGCACGCAAACTGGCCATGACGCGGGCCTGCGCGATTTCCCTGGCCTGCTTGTGAAAGAGCATACCGACGCCGGGTTTTCGTTTCATTCGCGCGTCACTATTTGGCGCTGCCCGGTGCGGGAAATGACCAAAACTAAGGCGCACGGCCTGCTTTACAAACAGATCCGAGCCGACAGCACTTTCAGCCGGCAGGGCCTTCCTGAGTATTTGATGGTGTTTCGGAAATGGGCGCGCGAAGGTGAAGAAGTCTCTCCGGTTACACATACCCATGAAAGTTTCCCGCTTGACCAATGGCAGGAATGGGCATCGCCGGTTTGGATGCACACACGCGAAACTGACGTTCTGAACGCCACGCGCGACCCGAAAGACGAAAAGCATATTTGCCCTATGCCGCTTGACCTGACCACGCGGGCTATTACGCTATGGAGTAATGCAGGCGATGTGGTTCTTTCGCCTTTTATGGGTATCGGTTCTGAGGGTTTTTGCGCCATGAAGCTAAAGCGCAAGTTTCTCGGGGTCGAATTGAAAGAGAGCTATTTTCGCCAAGCCTGCCGCAATATAGAAGCGGCGGAGAAATCGGCACATAGTCTTTTTGATTACGAGGCCGCATGAAACCCGCCTTCATCCTGCTTTTCCTAATCTGCCCGCCCGAAGGCGCGATGTGCGAAGAGGGCATGGTGGTGCATCGCACATGCGCGCTTGCCGAGAATTTCGTCCGGTGGGGAATGCGTGAAGGCCAATCGCTGCACATTACGGAATGCGTGGCGGAAGCGGAATGGATGAAAAAAAGGAGAGAGAGATGACACCTGAAAATCTATCATGGCTGATGATCGGCGCTCAATTGATGATGCTGATATGGATGACGGCTAAGGCTCTCAATTTTTCTAGAATGGGAAAAGAGCTTGAACAAGAAATTGAAAAATTGAAGAGGATGATCGCAAATGAAAACTGACGAATACCGCGCGCTTGTGGCAGCCGGGCCGGCAGTGATCATGGTGGCGAAAGAGGATATGCTGAAGCTGCTGGATGAACGTCAATACTGGCGACAGTTTGGCAGGTTTTGTATATGGCTAATTTTTTCTCTTGTGGTTTTGCGATTTTTGGGAGACCTTGCCCAGTCTTGTTTTTTGGGAGCCATCAAATGACCCCCACGAAACCTTACCGCAACCGCAAGCTGACCGATGACCAAGTGCGGGAAATCCGCGTCAATCCAATTCCAGGGCCGGTCCTGGCGAAACACTACGGCGTCACGGCAAAGACGATTTACAGCATCCGAAAGGGTGAAGCTTACTTGCATGTGAAGGATGCGACGCGATGATCAAACGCTTTTTCTCATACGCCCGCGCCAACGCCTTACGCCTCTGGTGGGATATCATTGCGCTTTGGTATTGCAGGAAAGCAAATAAAGCCCTGGACGCCTTTGAGAAGGGTGACAGTGACCTAAAATATTTTCACGTCCTTGCAGAACAAGCAGGAAAGCGCGCTGACGCATGGGATGCTGAGATGCGGCGCGTTAGGGTGCGGAAATGACCCGCGCCGCGCCAGAGCGTGCCATCCAGATCGCCATTAAGCGCCGCTTGGCCCTGTCTGGCGTGGTCTGTCACCACTCACCCAATGCCGGAAAGCGCAGTGTCATCGCAGGCAGAATGCTGAAGGCAGAAGGCATGATCACGGGCTGGCCTGATCTAACGCTGGTGGGGCCGGGCGGGCGCGTGGCGTTCCTGGAGGTGAAGGCCGAGAAAGGCCGCACGTCAGCCGCGCAAGACGATTGCCTCGCGATGCTGCGCCGCATGGGCCATGACGTGGCGGTGGTGCGGTCGCAGGATGACGCGGTGCTGATATTGCAGGAATGGGGATGGCCGGTGAGATGACAAAACAATGGCGAAAACTGCGGAATTGTCGCACCTGCCGCTTTGCCGGCGCGACTGGGTTGTTGATAATCTCGAGAGAATCAAGAGCGGGCGGCTGAAGAAAGGCATAAGCCTTCGCGATCCGCGGGAAGGCGAAGGGTGCCCGATGTGGGAAGAATGGCAGGTTGCGCCATGATTATAGGAATTGACCCCGGCGCCAAGGGCGCGCTGGCATGGGTATCAAGCGATGGCCATTTGATTGCCGTCCAAGACCTGCCTTGGATCAAAGGGCACGGCTTGAATGCTGCGTCCTTCGCCGCATGGATCAGGTTGCGCGAAACAGACATCCGACACGCCTTCGTTGAGCGCGTTGCATCGCGTCCCGGCCAAGGCGTTGTTTCAGTTTTCTCCTTCGGCATGTCCTACGGGCAGATTTTAGGCGTTATGAGCGCCTTGAAAATCCCGGTGACGCTTATCGCCCCAACCAAGTGGAAGCCTGCCGTAGGGCTTCCCACCGGCAGCGACAAGGCAGCATCGCGCGCCCGCGCGGCGCAGCTATGGCCAGGCGCGGCGGATAGCTTTGCGCGCGTCCGGGACGATGGCCGGGCCGAGGCTGCGCTCATTGGGCTCTATGGCGCCCGGACACATTCCCCCGACGCAAACAAGGCAGTGTTATGAAAGACATTCGAGTAATCGTTACTGTCAAGAATGCGGTGATGCTCCGGGCTATGGAGCAGGCAGGCTTTACAACCGCGACGGAATTGGCGCGGGCGTCTGGTGTCAATAACAGCACGGTTGGTGATTACCTTAACCTGAAACGAGCGCCATACAATCCAAGCGGCGAATTGCGAGACAGCATTGTTCGCATAGGGTATGCACTAAAGCGCTTGCCAGAAGACCTATTTCCGGTGCCGTTTCTGCGCCGCGCGCTGCAAACAAATCGCGTCACGCGCGACGTTGACGCCGAAAGCCTGCCGGCATTGATGCACCAAGCGCCGCCTTCGATCGCTTATGATCCTGAGCGCAGCCTTATTGTAAAGGAAGCGGTGGATTCGTTAATAGATGCGCTTGACGCAATTAAGGCTGGCAACGGTGAAATTCACGCGCGCAACATTGCGGTGGTGAAACACTATTACGGATTGGACGGAGGTGAGGCTTCAACGCTGGAAGCGACCGCAAAGCATTTTGGAGTGACGCGCGAGCGAGTGCGGCAGATTTTGCATAAAGTGGAATGGCGGCTTAAGCGCAAGCTAAACTCGCCTCAATACGAAGATGCAAAAAGCGCTATGCTGGAAATGATGGCGCCATGACCCCCGAACCCGTCCCATCCACCCTAGAACAGCGCCT